CGCCAGTACGTTGACGATCAAAGCCAGGTTTTTGGTCCGCCGGCCTGACCGCAGGTCTTTCGCTTGCTGAGCCATTGCTGACGGGATGGTTCCCGTGACCTGGTATTCCGGGCACATGCCGTTGACAAACCCGGTGGCAAACAGGAAATCGAACTCGACGCCGAATACCCGTTGAATGTATTGCTCCAAATCCTGATAGTGGACTCGAAATACCGGGATGATTCGTGCTTTGAGCTTTGGCTTCTCGGGCATGTTGACTCCTGGAAAGGTCATCGTTAGAGTGAGCAGTTTCAATCCTACTTAACACCCTTGAAAGGAGAACGCATGTACTACTTTACGATTGGAGGCATGGAATGCCGTTGTGAAACGGTCGAGGAACTCAGAGCCGTTGTCGGGCAGCCAGCAGCCACAACCAAATCCACGGCCACCACCAGGGCCAAGGCCAAAAAGGGCCGGGCCTCCAAGGTCTCACGCCGTGCCAAGGCGGCAGCCACGGAAGCGGATTCGGAAACGGATACGCGACGGAACTCGGGGAAGGAAGTGCCATACGTGGAAGGTGGGATTACATGGGATGTTGCGAAAAAGATTGCCAAGAGACTTCATCGCACCGACGTTCGTCAGGTGCGGAGCGATCTCAAGCAGCGCCAGTTGGCGGGCAAGTAGTTCCGTGAGAATAGCCGTCGGCAGGGAGGCCAGCGGCTATTCTATTGCGCTCATCAGTTCTTCGATGTACGCTCGTAGGGCTTGCAGGCGGTCAAGCATTTCCTCTTCGTCAATGTCTGGTTCTGCGAAGACTTCGTCGATTGCCTTCTTGGCTTGATCGACTCTTGTTTCCTGCCAATGCGATATGGTGGTGGGACTTGACGCCATCTTTGATCCGCACGAACGTGGCCTCGGTGATTCCGGCACCGGCCAGCGCTGTGCGAATCGCTCGCCATTCGCCGGGCGTCGGTGCCCGTAAAGCGCCGACGATTTCGACAGTCTTCCGATCCAAGTGCCGCAAGGTAGCACAGAATGTGTACGGATCGCCGTACCGGCCGCCGTCAGGGAAGACTCGAATCAGGCTGGTCAAGGGTTCCAGGTCCGCAGTCACGCCTGCTCCACGAACTGGAAGGCGTTCGGGGCAATCGCTTCCTGCGTGAAGGACACGATGTTGAACAACTCGTCATTGAGGCGGACGCAGGCTGCTTCAAGGAATGGCTGCTGCCGCATCAGTTCGACGGCCTCGCGGACCTCTTCATGGTCGATGAGGTTGGCGTGATCTTTGGGATTGAGCCGGGTGAATTCCTTGCCGGCTCCCCGCTTGTAGAGGATGACGTACTGCCGCATTGCCGATCTCCGGGATTGAGTGCCTCTGAGATGAAGTGCCTCCTTTGGATGACGAATGCCGCGACAAGAACCGTTCACTTCTCGGGTTGATTTTCTGTCTGACGCGACGAAAACAACGACTTGCGGTGCGAATTGACGCGATGAATTGAAAATCCCATCGAAAACGGTGAAAAGCCGGGAAATTCGGCGAAGTCGTTGAGGAAATCGACGTTTTTAGGCTACTGTATTGGTAGAAAGGAACGGTCTCCCAATGAAACTCGTCTCGGACCCGGCCGATCCGCGTCGGTGCAAGTTCAGCTACCCCCACGAACAGTGCTGGCGGGAGGCTGAGTACGGCCCCGAGTTCTGCCTTGCCCACGGCGGCAAGAGCACAGAGGAGGCCGAGAGCAAGCGACTGATGCAACTGGCCGATGTCAATAACCGGCGTCGGCTGGCGGAACTCTTGGGCCACGATGGCGTCAAGCAGTTGCGCGAAGCGCGCGACCTGGCGTACATGATGATCGAGAGGCAGGTCAACAATGACCCGTCGTTGCTTAGCTGCTGTGCGTCCGTCAACAATCTGCTGATGACGCTGGCCAAGCTCACGAAGGAGTGCCTTGCCTTGGAGCAGAGCACGGGCGAACTGCTTCCAAAGGAAGCCGTCTATCGTCTCGTGCAGTCGATATGCGAGATCGTGGTCGAGGAGCTTCGAGGCATTGAAGGCTCCGAGGAGATCATTGACCGAATCGCCGATCGGTTGTTTCCCACGGTCAAGGCCGCGCGGGGCAGCGAACTTCTGAGACTGCCCGCTTCGTAATCACCCCGCCGTGGATCGCATCCACGGCCCGACGCTTCTTGAAGCGTTTCCTCCCCGCACGTTCGGTTGCAAACGCCGTGCGGTTCCCTGGCCGGACGATCGCCGCCAGGGTCTCACTGCTGCCGCACGCGAGGCGCGCAAGCGCCGGCGCACTCTGCGGCAGCCTTCCCACACAGAGATGAGGTTCCGTGTTGCTGCCTCGATGGTGCGCCTGCGGTAATCGAATCGAGTTGCTCGACGAAACCCGCTGCGAGGTCTGCTATTCGCTGGACCAGCAGCGCTACGACGGCAAATCGCAGCGCGTGAAGTCCACAAGCTGGCCGCAGCGCCAATCCAGCCCCTTGACTCGGAGTGAAAGCCATGTCCAGACTTCAACCAAGGGACGCGCGTGAGATTCAGCCGGGCGACATCATCGGATTCAGCGGTGATTGTCTCACCAGCGACCTCATCAACATCGCCACCTACGGAGTTCCACGTTGGGGCATCAGCCACGTGGGAATCATGGGCGAGGCCACGGACGGCCGACTTCTTCTGTTCGAGTCTACGACCCTCGATGGTCTTCCTTGTGAGATCACTGGCAAGCCATTCTTCGGGACGCAGGCTCATAGTCTCGACGCCGTTGTCAAGGTCTATCGAGGCAAGGCGTGGCATTACCCCTTGTATCGGTCGCTCTATGACAACGAGCGGCAACGCCTCACCGAGTTTCTGGCCGGGACGATCCATACGCCTTACGACGAGATGGGTGCATTCCGGTCGGCCGGTGTGGGCCTCTCTTGGATCGAGTCGCTGTTTCGAGAGCAGGACTTGACCAAAATCTTCTGTTCGGAATGGTGCTGCGCGGCTCACACGGCCATCGGCATCTTTCGGACGGACAACGTGAGTCGGTGGAATCCCAATCGCTTCGTGCGAACGGAACGCAGGCGAGGCATTCTGCTCAAACCTTGGAGAATGAAATGAAAAGACTCCTGGCAGTTGCCTTTCTTTCGCTGGTGCTGACAGGTTGCGAGGTCGTGATCGACTTGGGCGAGCCAGATATGGGGAGAACCCCGGCCGCCGAGACTGAGTATCCGACCGTCAACCTGCCTGTCTCGCTTCGACAACCGAATTGGATTGGGAATCGGAACGAAGGCTCTTGCGTCCACGCGACCATGATTAGCCTTCTCCGCTGGCAGGGCCGCTACAACACAGCGGACTACTGGCGGCGAAACTACGGCAATGGCGAATGGCCAGAAGACCTTGCCGCGAAGTTCAACCGCGAGGGACTGCGGTATGCCTACGTCACCAACGGTGATGTCGGTTTTCTGGACTGGGCCTGCTCGACGCGCCGCGGGTGCGGCGTGACCGTCATGGGCGGCAGGCACATGGTTGCCTTGGTCCATTTCGACAACGAATGGGCGGGCATCCTGGACAACAACGACACTGACACAATCACGTGGGTTCCCCGTGACACCTTCGTGAGCGAATGGCAGAACTCCAACGGCTGGGCGGTTACGCCCGTGTACAACCCGGCCCCGCCCCTGCCCTAGAAGGAGAGAAAGATGATCCGCTACCTGTTGGCGGTCGCCCTGCTGGTGGCCGCGTGTTGTGCGCCGGCGTGGGCCGGCGACCCTGTGATGAAAGCCGATGCCGCCTACGGAGTGCGCTACGCCGAAGAGAAGGTCGTATCGCTCCCGCAGGATCAAGAGACGCCATACCTGACGTTGTTCGGCGATAGGAACGATCCAAAGTTCCGCGCGATGGTGAATTGGTTCGACACCAACGAAACGCTTGTCGGCATCAAGAATCAGACTCATTTCAACGTGATCTACAGTGACACCGCGATGTACCGCGATCGCTACGCGAGCACGATGTCGGCGCTTCCGTGCGTTCGTTTGCAGGCGGTCGGCGAGAATGACCCTGTGGCGGAATACTCCGGCGCGGGCGTGCCGATGACCGCCGATGCCTTGGCCAGGGGATTGAACGGCAAGGCGACATCTGCCGAGTGCTTTAGGCGGCGGAATTGTTGCCCGCAGCCCCAGCCTCAGCCACCTCACGTCGATCCGCCCCCGCAACCCCTGCCGCCTGTGTCGCCCCCGCCGGTCCCGAAACGCGACGTGACGTGGGTTCTGCTGGGCGTGCTGGCCGCTGTCGGTCTGGGCGTCGGTGCCGCCAAGCACTTCTCGGACGTGTATCACGGCCGCAAGGTGTAGAGTCCGTTTCACCACAAACCACGAAAGAAGGAAAGAAAGATGTTCGTTTTGACCCCTGCTACCATTGCCCTTTGCGTTTGCGTGCCCTTGCTGGGCTACTTCATCGGGAAGTGGCTGTTCACCAAGGACACCGAGATCGAGAACCGCCGGCGCGCGGCAGCCAAGCTGGCCGCGAAGCTCCAGGCGGTCGGCCTGCGTAAGACCCCCGAGTTTCTGATCGACTATTCGGTCGGTGACTACTCCGGGATGGCCCGCAAGATTCAGACCATCGCGGAACTGTTCCTCGGGGGCGAGGAACCCGTGCTGGCCGAAGTCGAGACCGTGTTCCGCAATGTGCTCGAAGCGAAGCTCAAGAGCGAGGAAGGCCGCGCCTATATCGCCGCGAAGCTGGCCGAAGTGACTAAGGCCGTCGAGGACGCCGCGAAGGTCGCCCAGGCCGTCTGATGCGATACGTTGCCGCACTGATTGCTCTTCTCATGCTGACAGGGTGCAGCGACCACGCATCGCCTCTGCCTGGCCCCTCTCTCGTCGCTGTTCACGCGACTTGGTGCCAGCCCTGTCAACGCGATAAGCCGCTGTTGGCCGAAGTCGCCAAAGAGTTTCCGGTCACGGAAATCGACGTGGACACGCAGCGTGAACTCGCATCTTGGTACGGAATGAGTGTTTTGCCTACTTACATCGTCATGGATGACGGCAACGTGGTGGTGCGAACGAGTAATCTCAGTTTCGCGCTCAGCACGCTACGCTCACTCAATCAGACGCGCCAATGACCAGGCGGCCCTCACAAGAGGGCCGCTTCATCGACTCACTGCATGATGCCGTGGGTCCATGAAGCGAAAAGGAGACCCACATGGCAGTACGCAACAAGCGAAAGTGCCGGAACTGTCCCGAGGAGGCTGCTCCCATGACATCTGTTGCTCCCCAGCCACCGCAGAAGGTTTTCCAGCTTTCGTCGGAAACTGAGCGGCCTCGCCTCTGGGGCCAAGTGCTCATCGGCGCACACTCGTTCGTGGGCATGATCGAGGGCTACTGCGACTTCGGGATGCCTGGCGCGCCTATCGAATCCATCAGTGGTCTCGTGGCGAGACTTCAAGAAGTTCTCAAGAAGATCGAGGCCACGAATGAAGTTCAATCTGAACCGCAGCGATTGTTCCCCGATGAAAATGACCGCACGAGCGTGAGAGCGGTCGAGCAAGAAGCGGTACAGGAGGAGCGGCCAGGCGACCAACCGCTGAGTGCCGAGTACATGGTCAGCAATGAGCGAGCTTCAGAATGAACTGCCGGCGTGGGTATACGACTTTCTCAAGGACCGCAATCTGACGACGTGCTACAGATGGGCTGCCCATCGTCGCATCATGGGCGGTGACTTCCCTGGACCTTATTCGGACGTGTACCATCCGTGGGTCAAGGAGATGCACAATTCGTGGGCACCGTTCAACTGGGCCATGAAAGGCGCACAGTTGGGCGTGACGGAAGTTGCCATCAACCGCGCTTTGTACACGATCGACAAACTCAAGCGGGACGTAATGTACGTCCTGCCGACGACGAAGAACGCCAGCAAGTTCAGCAAGGGGCGTTTCGGGCCGGCGCTCGCCTTGAGTCCTTATCTCAAGTCGATCTTCACGGACATCAATTCCGTCGATCTCAAGCAGGCCGGAACGAACTGTCTCTACATCAGCGGATCGCGCGGCGACAGCAACCTCAAGTCGGTCCCCGTCTCCGAACTCATCCTCGACGAAGTGGATGAGATGGACCAGAAGGCCATCTGGCTCGCCCTGCCCCGTCTCGACGGTCACATCGAGAAGCACGTCTGGGGCATTTCCACGCCGACCGTCCACAACCACGGCATTCACAAACTCTACAAGACGAGCACGCAGGAGCATTTCGTGTTCCCGTGCCCAAGCTGTTCGCGGCATATCTTCTTGTCGTGGCCGGACAACATTGAGATCATCGGCGAGAGCGTCACTGACTCTCGCTGTGCAGAATCATTCCTCAAGTGCCATCTCTGCGGCGCGCGGCTGGAGCACAAGGCGAAACCCGAGTTTCTCAGGAATGCCACATGGGTCTCGACGAACCTCAATGGCAATCCCGATCACCGGGGCTTCCATATCTCGCAACTCTATTCGTTCACCAAGACGCCGGGCGAGTTGGTCGTCTGTTACTTCCGTGGCTTCGGCGACGAATTGGCCAGCAAGGAGTTCCATAACTCGCAACTTGGCCTGCCGTTTGTCAGCGACGGGGCGCAAGTTACCGACGACATGATCGACCGTTCCGTTCGGTCGCACACGAAGAACGATCCACGGCCCGTCGTGGGCGGCGAGCGAATCATCACGATGGGCGTGGACGTGGGCGATTGGAGCCACTACGAAGTCTGCGAGTGGTTCTTCGACGAATACAGCCTCGATCTTAATGCCAGCGCCCAGGCGAAAGTCCTCTGTGAAGGGAAGTTTTGGCGGGATCAGTTTGATTCGGAACTCAACCGGCTGATGCGGGAGTGGCAAGTTCTCACATGCGTCATTGACGCCGATCCTTGGATTCTGGAAGCCCGCCGCTTTGCCCGCCGCTTTCCAGGTCACGTCTACTTGTGTCGTTACCGTCGCGGCGTCACGGCTAAGGAGATCGCCATCTCCGACGATGACGATGACGCCCCGGTAATCACGGTCGATCGCTCGAACTGGCTGAGTGCTGCGCTGGGACGATTCAAGACCGATCCGCCCCGCATTCTTCTGCCGGCCGATGTGTCGCTGGAGTACCGCGAGCACATGAAGAGCCTGGTGGGCACCTACGAGCGCGACGAGTTCGGCAATCCCATCTACGTGTACAAGGAAACCGGGCCGGATCACTTCGCTCACGCCAGGTGCTACGCGGAAATGGCCCTGCCGCTGGTGGCGATGCAGGTCACAAACAAGGACGTAAAGGCATTTCTCTAGTAAGGGTGTTGCATGAGTCTTACTCAGACAAGGATCATAGATTCACGCCATCCTAACTGGTTGAGCAATTGGACCGACTGGGAGAAATGGCGACTGACGTACCAAGGTGGAGAAGAGTTTCGGCAGAAGTACCTTGAGCGATTCACGAGCCGTGAGGACATGCAGGACTTCGAGGCCCGCAAACGACTCACGCCGATTCCCAGTTTCGCCAAGGCAGCCATCAATCGCATCCGCAATTCGATCTTTCAGCGGATGCACGACATCACCAGGCGAGACGGCACCCCGAGCTATCAGCGGGCGATCGCCGGACTCGATCAGGGCGTCGATCGGCGCGGCAGCACGATGAACGCATTCCTCGGCATCAAGTGCCTGACGGAACTGCTCGTGATGGGTCGTGCGTGCGTGTTCGTGGACAACTCAGTGATTCCCGGCGAAACGCTGGCCGATGTGGGCAGCGCTCGTCCGTACCTCTATCCTTACCAGGTCGAGGACATTCTGAGTTGGGCCTGCACCAAACCTGATGAGCCGAGCGAGTTTCAATCGTTGCTCCTGCGGGACACATGCTTGAACTGCGACCCGACGACGATGTTGCCGCTCCAACAGGCTCAGCGATTCCGGTTGCTCTGGATCAGCCCGGAGACCGGATTGGTGAACCTGCAATTCTACTCGGCCGAAGGCGACCCAATCGACCGCGATGGGAACCCTGGCGGCCCGATCGAGCTTGAGTTGACTCGCATTCCGTTCGTCCTCTTGGATTTGGGCGACTCGCTCATCAAGGACATCTGCAATCACCAGATCGCTTTGCTGAACCTAGTGTCGAGCGACGTGAACTTCGCCTTGAAGGCAAACTTCCCTTTCTACATCGAACAGCGCGATCTTCGGGCCGTGGGCAGCCACTTGAAACAAGCGGCCAACCCGGACGGAACCGCCACGGCCGGCGGCCAGACCTCGCACGACAATGAGATCACGATCGGGGCGACGCGCGGCCGCGCCTACGACATCAAGGCCCAGGCCCCGGCGTTCATCAATCCATCGCCCGACCCGCTCAAGGCGTCGATGGACCTGCGCGAGGAGATCGCTCAGGAAATCACCCGACTGGTGAATTTGGGCGTCGAGGCGCTCGGCTCCAAGATGCCTGCCGGTGTGCAGGCGCTTGACAGCGGCGGCCTGGAGGCCGGGCTGAGCTACATCGGCCTTGTGCTGGAAAGCGCGGAGCGGAAGATTGCGGAGTTCTGGGCGACCTACGAGGAGCGCATCATCGCTCGCCGCAGGATCGCCACGATCAAATACCCCGACCGCTACTCGCTCAAGACGGACAAAGATCGTATCGACGAGGCCACGTCGCTCTCGAAGCTGATGAGCAGTGTGCCCGGTCAGACAGTCAAACGCGAAATCAGCAAGTCGATCATGCAAGCCCTTCTTGGCGGCAAGGTCGGCGTGGAAACGATCGCCAAGATCAACAGTGAGATCGACGAGTCGGCCTATACGACGAGCGATCCGCAAACGATCCTCCAGGCGGTTGAAGCGGGCCTATGCGGCGAGAAGACCGGCTCGATGGCCCTTGGGTTCAGCGAGACGGAGCATATCCAGGCCAAGAAGGACCATGCCGAGCGTGCTGCCCGCGTGGCCCAGGCCCAGGCAAGCGTCAAGGGGTCAAACAATTCAACGGGCGGCGATCCTGCCGCTCGCGGGGTGCCGGACCTATCGGTGAACCTCCAAGCCTCGCGGCAGGAAAAGAAACTGGGGCGGGATCGCACGTTGCACGACAGCAAGCACCGGCGCGTGCGAGGCCGAGGCGCTAACAATCAAGGGAAACAGACCTAATGGACGTTTTTCAAGAATCAGTAAGCGAATTCATCGTGGGACACGGCGGTGCCGATGCGGTGAGCAAACCAATCGTCACAGCACCATACTCCCACAAGGCATACAAGGGCGTCAACGTCCGGGCAGCCACGGCCAATACGATCGACATCTACGTCGGCCCGCAAGGTGTCAGCGAGGAAACAGGCTTCTGCCTCCCTGCTGGCGAAGAGATCAACATCTCGGTTGACAATCCTTGTAAGGTCTACGTGGTCGCCACTCCGGCCGGCAATTCGCAGCAGCTTGTCACGCTTGACGGCCTGGGAGTCGGCGACACCTTCACACTCACGTTCGAGGGCGAGACTACGGACGCCATTGCCTGTGACGCCACGGCGGCAACGCTCAAGGCTGAACTGGAAGGCTTGGCAAGCATCGGGGCGGGCAACGTCGATGTGTCCGGTGCCGCCGGCGGGCCTTATACGGTCACGTTCCAAGGCACTTTTGCCAAGCAAGATGTTCCGCCCATGACCGGCGCGGCGACAAACGGCACGGTTACGATCACCAAGACGGACGCCAGCGCCGGTAGCCAATATAGCTGGATTTCGAGGTAATCATGGCTCTACGTTGGATTGAGGGTTTCGAGACGTTTGCCACCGCCGCCAGTCAGAATGTGACTGCGCTCATAGTACGGAAGTACGGCCCGCCCTGGGATGTCACTGGCGTGGTCTACACGGGCGGCGGGCGTTTTTTCGGCTATTCGATCGGTCTGCGTCAAACCCATCCTCCCGTACAATTCTCGACTCCGCCGTTCACCCCAGCCGCGACAATCGTTTTCGGTGCCGCCATCAAGCTCGACACCATTGCTGTCAACTATGACATCTTGCGGTTCTACGATGGCGAAGAGAATTATCATGTTGGACTGAAGATTCTCAATCCTGGGATCATCCAATTGAACCGTGCGGGCACGGTATTGCCTGGTGAAAGCGACCCCTACACTCTCGCCGCCGGCCAGTGGTACTACATGGAAGTCAAGCTGACCATCGGCGACACGGATGGTGCCTATGAGGTCCGCATCAATGGGACGACGGTTGCCTCCGCGTCTGGTATCGACACTCGAAACAGTGGAAGCGGCTTGATTGATCGAATCCAGTTCCGTGGTGGGCAAGGGGCCTCGGCCTCCATCTTTGTCTACTTCGACGATATGTACATCCTGGACACGACGGGGACGGATAATAACGACTTTCTCGGCAGCCAGATCGTTGAGGCCGTACTCCCCAACTCCAATGTCCTAAATAACTGGACGCGGAGTACGGGAACGAGCAATGCCGCGTGCGTGGACGAGGTTCCGTCGAATGATGACGTGGACTACGTGTATTCGACGAGCGTTGGCAACAAGGACATCTACGGGGTGACCAGTTGCACACGGATCAATGCCAACATCAAAGGCATACAACTGAATGCCGATGCACGAGTGACCGACACTGCATCACAAGGTCTGCGGCCATTCGCCAAATCAGGCGCTACGGAAACCACTGGTGGCAATCAGACAGTGACGAGCACAGGGTACGACGTGTTCTCAGTCTTGGCAGAGCATAATCCGGCCACTGGCGCTATGTGGACGCCGGCAGAGGTTGCCGCCATGCAGATCGGCATTGAGCATGTATGAGCCTTCGCACAACTCGTATCGTACAGGAGGTTCTTGGGCGTGGTGACACGCAACGACTTCACACGACTCGTGAAGTCGTTGAAGTGCTGGGACGCGGGGCAACCGACCGCGTTCAGGCAACTCGCGTTGTATGTGAGATACTGGGCACCTATGCCCTCCCGGCGAATCTGGTTACGGCAGTTCGCGCGGAAATCTTAGGCAACGGTGATCTCGACGGACTCCAAGCGACTCAAAATCAGTGCGAAGTCCTCGGTGAGGTGACTGTTCCGACGATTCGGGTCACTGCGCTCGGTTCGGAGATTCTGGGACGCGGCGACCTCGATGGTCTTCGAGCGACTCAAGTTCAATGTGAAGTCCTTGGGGAACCGACTATTCCGGGACTTCGAGTAAGCCAGGTTCAATGCGAAGTCCTTGGCGAGCCAACTGTTCCAGGACTTCGGGTTACTGCGGTTGCTGCGGAAATACTTGGGTCCGTTGAGGCTGCCGCCGTTCGAGCGACTCAGGTCCAGTGTGAGATTCTGGGCGAGTGGTTCGTTCCTACGCTCCATGTCACGGCCCTTGGATCGGAGGTCGTGGGCCGGGGCGACACCGATCGCCTCCAGGCAACCCAGATTCAGTGCGAGGTGCTCGGAGGGTTCGGTTCCCCGGAACTCCGGGTTACGAGGCTCATACTTGAACTCCTGGCGAATTCACCATACTACGGGCTGGACATGATCTACTACGGCACGCTTGTCGAAGCTGACTCCTATTTCGCCTCGCGCCTCCACGAGAGCGCGTGGTCCGACGCCGATCCAGCCGATCGGCCGAAGGCCCTATGGGCAGCCACGCAGATCATCGACACGTTGAACTACAAGGGATACAAGCGTCCGGTGTACGTGTTGTTGCAGCAGTATGGACTGCAAGACATTCCGTCGGCTGTCGGCAGTTGCAGTTCTCCCACGGTGGAGGAAGTGATGACCGCCGAAGCCTCGCAGGCTCTGGAGTTTCCGCGAGGGGGAGATACCGAGGTTCCTTTGGCGATCCGTCGCGCGTGTTACGAGATCGCCCATTCGCTCCTGGACGGCAAAGACCCGGAGTTGGAGCTTGAGAACCTTGGCATCGAAAGCCAGGGTTATGCGTCCGTCCGCACCACGTTCAGCCGCAATCATGTGCCGGTTGAGCACATCGTCAACGGCGTGCCTTCCGCGCTCGCCTGGCGGCTTCTCGTGCCATTCTTGCGCGACGATGACGCGATCCGTGTAAGCCGGGTGTCGTAATTCCCGGCATCTCTTACTAGCCGCGAGAGCGGCATCCATTACCGGCTGGCAACTACCCGTGCCAGAGCCACCGGGGACAAATTCGGGGAACAAAGGAAACGATGGTCATGTTTATGAATGACTGGTACAAACCCTGCGCGCTCGTTGCTTGCTACGAAGGCGAAGACGATCCGAACAAGGACGACCTCAACAAAGACGACCTCAACAAGGACAAGAAGTCGGACGACAAGCTCGATGACGTGAAGCCGCCCGAGGGATTCACCCCTGAGCAACAGAAGAAGTTCAACGACGCGATCGCCGCAGAACGGCGAAAGCAGGAGACGAAGTACCGCAAGGAGCTTGAGAAGACCGAAGCGACCTACAAGGAGCTTCTGGCCAACAACAAGAGCCTGACGGAAAAGGAGCGCCAAACGCTGCAAGAGAACTTGGAGACGATCCAGGGGCAGCTTCGCAGCAAGGAACAGCAGGCCGCCCAGGAAAAGAAGGAACTGGAGGCGGCCTATCAAGGCAAACTCGCGGCAACCATGCGACGCGCTGAGATCGCCGAAGCGCGGTGGCGCGATTCGACGATCATGCGGGCGCTTCAAGACGCCGCAGTCGAACATGAGTCTTACAACACCCGCCAAGTCGTGACGCTGTTGAAGGACTGGACCAAGCTGGTCGAGAAGGTGGATGCCAACGGCAAGGGCACCGGCCAGTTCGATGTCATGGTGGACTTCCCGGACAAGGACGCCACCACTGGCCAGGAGATCAAGACCGCTCGGACGCCCAGCGAGGCAGTCAAGCGCATGACGGAGCTTCCCGAGTTCCAGAATCTCTTTAAGCGCAATGTCGTTTCGGGCGTTGGCGGCAATTCGGCTATCGGTGGCCTCACACCGGGTTCTAACGGGAAGATTGACGTGCGTAATCTCACGCCCGATCAGTACCAGAAAGTTCGAGCAGAGAACCCTGAACTGCTCGGTCTCCGGCGAAATCGCCGCCGTTAAGACTCAGGGGTCGGACCTGCTTCTTACAACAACGATCTGTCCCGATTGGAGACAACAATGAATCTTTGGTATCTCTGTGTGTCGGCCGTCGCCTGTTACGGCGTGACCGATGCAAACAACGACGCCTTCATCCCCGAGATGTGGGCCAACGAGGGTCTGGCCATCCTCGAAGAAAACATGGTCATGGCCAACCTCGTCTACCGCGATTTCGAGGATGAGGTCAAGAGCTACGGCGACGTGGTGAACACCCGCCGGCCCGGAACCTTCACCATCAGCCGCAAGGCGGACGGTGATACGCTGGTCCATGAGACGGCCGCCGCCACTAACGTGCGCGTGCCGTTGGATCAGTGGTTCTACAAGTCCTTCGTCATCAAGGACGGCGAAGCCAGCCTGTCCTTCCAGGACTTGGTGGAGGTTTACTTGCTGCCCGCGATGCAGACGATCGGCCGTTCGGTTGACCGCGCCATCATGGGCCGCATTCACGAGTTCCTCACCGGCGTGAACAACCGCGCCGGCAAGCTCGGTGGCCTGAGCGCCGCGAACAGCCACGACTACGTGCTGGAAGCCCGTCAGCGGCTCAACGAGAACCTGGCCCCGATGCAGGGTCGGAACCTTGTGCTCTCGCCCGCGAGCGAAACGGCCCTCTTGAAGAACACGATGTTCATCAAGGCCAACGAGCGCGGCGACGGCGGGTCGGCCCTGGAGAATGCGACCCTCGGCCGTATTCTGGGCTTCAACACCTATCTCGATCAGAATGTCAACTCGGTTTCGATCGGCGCTGACTCGGAAGACCTGACCTGTACCAGTGGTCCGCACCCGGCTGGTTACGAGGGTGCTCTGAACGTCACGATTACGGGCGTTGCCGGTGAGTACCTGGTGCTGGCCGGTAACGATCAGCCCACGTATATGACCGATGCCACCACGGGTGCCGTGGTCCTCGGCGAGGCCCTCAAGTACGCGGTGCTGGATGACTGCGTGGCTACGCACTACAAGAAGTGCGATGCCCACGAGGCTTACGCCGTTGGTTACAGCAAGCTCATTCAGCTTGACAACCACACGGCCAACAAGGGGCCGCAGATCGGCCAGTTGCTCGCCTTCGGCGCGCCTGGCGCGAATCGTCGGGTTTACACCGTGATCCAGACCGTTCCGGTCAGTTCGACCTCCACAAAGGTTGTGCTGGATCGGCCGCTGGAAATCGCGGTGGGCAGCGGCGATGACGCTTTTCCCGGCCCGTGTGGATCGCTGAACTGGGCGTTCCACCGCGAGGCCATCGCCCTGGTGAGCCGTCCTCTGGCTTTGCCGGCGGGTGGCGTGATGGCCAAGGTGGTCAACCGAAACGGCATCGCCATGCGTGTTGCGATGCAGTACGACATCGACGCCGGCGGAACCAAGGTCAACCTCGATACCCTCTGCGGTGTCGCGGTGCTTGACACCCGGCTGTGCGTGCCGCTGCTCGGCTAAACCCTGCTGGTGGTTTCTGTCTATCACGGTCGCTCGCCCTGGAATCGTCCGGGGCGAGCGGCCCTTCTATTGTCCCGCGCCATCTGCGAAAGGCTTCTCTGATGCCCACCCTCTTTGCTTCAGGCGAGTTCGCAGACGCGATCGAACTCATCAAACAGTTCGGCCCTTTCTTTCTCGCCGTCGTTTTCTTCCTGTGGCGCGACTGGAAGCGCGAAGACCGGCTCTCCAACCGGCTGGACGAATTGGAGAACGAACAGCGGGAAGTGATCTTGCCGCTGGTCCAGGACTGTTCGGCCGTCATCGCCAGGAACACGGCGGTGATGGAACGAATCGAAAGGACTCTCGACCGCTAGGAACCCGCCATGCGACCGCCCATCAATCGCAATCTGAACCAGCGGATTCGGCAAGCCCTCTACCAGATGAAGAAGGATTACGGCGCGCCGATTGACATCTACAAACTGGTTTCCAGCGAGACGGACGCAAGGACGGGCGAGAAAATCGTGACGAAGAGCGTCACGCACGTGCGACGAGCGATCGTGGTGCCCTCGCGGATTGACCGGGTTGCCCAGCAAACGATCTCCGTCATCTCGGCGAACAAGCAGTTCGTCACGGGCGGCCACTACGACGCCAGCCAGCGGGAGTTCATCATCGACCGCCGCGATGTCCGCGCGCTACCTGAACTCACTGCCGACGATTGGATTGTCTACAACCGTCGCAAATACCAGATCAAGAACATCGAATCCTTCGAGGTTGACGCCGGCTGGGTCATTGCGGCCCGCGAGCTTGTAGGCGAGACGCCCGAGCAAGTCTTCGATCTGAGGGCGGAATCCTTCTTGGAACTCCAGTCCAGCGCCCTCCGGGCATAGGAGCGACTATGGCCGCAAACCCTAATTGGTCGCGCTGGATATTTCATTCGGTGGCCGACTATCTGAAACAGGTCGCCACCGAGGTCTCGCTGCCCGTGCTCATCGAACACTTCGACGATCGCACCGCACAGTTCGAGCACGCCAGCGACCGCGCGGAAATCCGCATCACCGGCCCTTTCGACCAGGAACTCTCGAAGGGCTACCACCGCATTTATGTCGATGTCAACGTACTTCTGACCAGTCGCTACGACGGGGCAAAGAAGAACGCCGCGACCATCCTCAAGTATGCGGGTCTGTTTCACGAGGCGATGTCCTTGCCGATTCCAGTCTGGAACTTCGGCGGCGAACCCGGCGATTACGTCGCCAGCGACCCTGACACTCAGGTGCATCTTGGATGTCTGGTGCCGCGACCGGGGAACAACAACAGCATCCGGGTGTTGCACTTTGGCCAGTTGGACAAGGTGGACAAGATCAAACAGACCGCCGTGGATGCACGGTACGTCCTTTACCTCAACGAATAACAGGAGTTTTCGATGGCCAGAATTGAACTTCGAGACGCCGTAATCAAGATCAGAGACGGTCTTGCGGGGACGGCGCTCATCAACGAGCCGGTCACGCCTCCGGCCGAAGACGACACCACCTTCGACATTGACACGGTGGCGCTCAACACGACCGTCACCACGATGGTGCCGGTAGGCGCTCGCTTTACCGTGGCCGGCGAAACGGCTGGAACTACGGTGCATACCGTGACGGCACGCACGCCGACCGACTCCGGGCCGACGACCAATATCGTCTTCACGCCCGCCCTCGGCGCGGGAACCTACGTGGACGGCGGCACCGTGACCTTCGCTCCACAGGAAGTGGAGATCAAGGTGGGCGATGGCGACGTGACCTACACGGAAAACAACGAGTACCCGTACGATCTGGATCGTGGTGATCTCGACACCGTGCGGGAAGGAGACCAGGTGCCGATGGATGTCAGTTTCGACATCATCTACGAACACATCACCACGGGAACCGGCGAATCCATCTCACCGATGGACGCCTTGAAGCGCAAGGGTTCGGCGTCCGAATGGGTGTCAGCGGCGACCGACAAGTGCGAGCCATACGCGGTGGACATCGAAGTCACGCATATCCCACCGTGCGGCACGAATCAAAAGGAGATCACGACGTTCCCTGATTTCCGCAGCGAGAGCCGCGAGGTCAGCTTCGCGGACTCCAAGATTTCCATCAAGGGGCGCTGCAACGCCGTCGAGCCGATCGTCGAGCGTCAAACCTAACCTTCTCTTACCTTTGCGAGGGAGTAATCGCACATGAAGATCGCTGGAGTTGATCCCAAAACCCTGTCACCCGAGTATACGCTGGTGCTGCCGCGCGGCGAAGAGGTCATCGTGTTCAAGGCCCGTGGCCTGCCGGACTTCGAGGACTTCAACAAGGTCGTGCCCGAGCCGGTGCCGCCCAAGAAGATGACCCGCGACGGGTTGATCGCCGACACCAACAACCCCAACTACCGCAACGACATGGAAATCTACGCCAAGCGTCGTTTGGGGTACATGGTCGTCAAGTCGCTCGAACCCACGGGCATCGAGTGGGAGACGGTGAATCCCGATGATCCCGGCTCCTGGACCAACTGGGAGGAGGACTTCAAGAGCGCCGGCTTCACGCAGATCGAGATCGGCCGGATCACGGGCCTGGTTCTTGAAGCCAACTGCCTGGATGAAGCCAAGCTCAAGCAGGCCCGAGAGGTTTTTCTACGTGGTCCTCAGCCGGGGTCGGAAGGCACAAGTGGCCCGACCACCGTACCGGCGAATACGCCGTCTGGCGCGCCTGCACAAGGCTAGGCATTCTGCCGCCCGGCGTGAAGTCACGCTGGGATGACAACGGCCCCTACACGCAGGCCCTCATCGTCGCGTTCGATCAGCTTTTGAGTCACGACGAGAGCGAGCATGAGGCTCAGTTGTTGGGGGCAGGGATGCCCCTGGGCCAGAAATCACGTCGTAGGTGAGGCTGTGGACCATGAGATTCACCGGCACGTTCCGCGCTCCTCGTCTGAATGAGGCCAAGTATCGGAAGATTCTGCACGAGCATCTTACGGATGTTCTGACGGACGCTACCGTTCAATGGCTTGGCACGGTCCTTCCCAACATTCCCGTGTGGAGCGGTGCATCCGCCGCAACCTTCCTGCCATTGGCTCGCAAGGTCGCCTATGAGAATCTGCCGACATCCAACAACTACGGCCTTCGACATGCCGAGGGCGATTTCGATCCCGGCAGGTCTGATCCGAACAGGTACGTCTTCACCTATTCGACCACGCTGGCCCATCTGATCTGGAACGAGTTCCACAACGCGAACATCGACCCTGATCCGACAAAGTGGCCGCCTCCGGCGGTCCTCAAGAAGCCTGGCCCTTACGAGTTTCAGAAGCTCGGGCAGGAAGCCTTCGAGAAGTTCGCGGCAGGCGTCTCCCTGCCCGATCCCTTCGTAGCCCTTCGTACCAGACAAATCCGGGTGGGATAACATGGCTGAGATCACACAGACACTCGGATTTGAGGTCACGGAAGCGCTAGCCGCTTTGCAGCGGCTCGATCAGCAATTGCTTGGCCTTGAGCAGAGATTGCAGTCGGCGGCCACGGCGGCGGGGAACTTCAACGGCAACGCCAAGCCGATTCTGGATGCGTTCAAGGGCATCGGTCGGCTCGCCGGCAGGGCGGCGGTCCAGGTCCAGAGTTACGCCCAGGCTGCGGGCAAGGCGGCGCAAGTCGCCACCCCGCAAGCGCCAGGAAACATGGCCGCCTTGGTGGCCATGCTTGGTCAGGCGCAAACCAGTCTGAAAGGATTGGTCGGTGCCGCCAACCAGGCTCAGGCCGCGATGACGAAGCTCGGGCGAGAGAGCGCCCGAAATCTCAAGGAAGCGACGAAACATGGCGACAAGCTGACGGTCACGTTCGGCACGCTCTCGCGTGTCGTGGCCACGCAGCTTGTGGTTCGCGCCATGTCGGCCTTGCGCAATGGTTTGGAGGAAGCCCTCAGTTCGGCAATGGGCTTCGAGACGCAACTGGCCCAAATCCAGACGATCGGCGGCCCTGCCGTGGGCACCCTCGGCGACGTTGCCCGGCAGGTCCGGGCCGTGAGCGAGGAATTCAACCGCCCCATCGAGGACGTGGCCCAAGGCTACTACAACATCCTCTCCAACCAGATCGACAAGGCAGCAGACGCCCATCTGGTGCTGGTGGAGTCGGCCCGGTTGGCGACAGTCGCCGTTTCCACTTTGGACGACGCCACCAACGCCCTCTCCAGTATCATCAACAGCTATGGGATGAACGCCAGTGACGCCGCCGACATCAGCGGTAAGCTCTTCGCGGCGGTGGACAAAGGGCGGTTCGTCCTCAGCGAGATCGCCAACACCATCGGCCGCAGCACAACGATGGCTCACGAACTGGGCGTGAGTCTTGATGAAGTCCTTGCGGCGCTGGCCACGTTGACGATTAGCGGTCTCAAGGCGGACGAAGCCCAGACGCTTTTGACCAATGCCATGCGCGGCCTGTTGAAGCCTACCAAGGCGATGCGGGCGGCGTTCGCGGAACTTGGTGTCGCCAATGCCGAGGTCGGCGTGGCGACCTACGGCTTCCAAGGCTTCCTGGAGCGGCTCCGCAATACGACCAATGGAACGGCGTCGGAAATCGCCCAGTTGACCGAGAACATCCGCGTGGGGCGCGGCGTGTTCGGCCTCACCGGGGATGCGGCAGAGAAATACCGGAAAGTGCTGGAAGAGATTCGCGGTGCTGGGGCCGAGAGCCTCCAGGGCAAGTTCCAGATCATCATGGAGACCAACGCCCAGCAGGTGCAGAGGGAACTCACCGAACTGCGCAACTACTTCGTCAACGACTTCGGCGTCAACGCGCTCAGGGTCATCAAGCAGACTATCGAGACGATGGGCGGCCTGGTCAA